GCCGTTGCCGTAGCCGTTGCCGTAGCCGTAGCCGCCGCCGTAGCCGCCGCCGTCGCCGTCGCCGTAGCCGTAGCCGTAGCCGTCGCCGCCGCCGTCGCCGTTGCCGTAGCCGTAGCCGCCGCCGTAGCCGTAGCCGTCGCCGTCGCCGTCGCCGACAAACTCCAATATTTTTACGCTTTCCATTCTGATACACCTTTTATTGATTCAACGGCCCTATCAGAACATGGGAGTATTTCTATTGCATTAAGCAGCGTTATTTCTGCAACTGTCTGCGTGAATCTGCAATCATTCGGATATTTCACGCCTTCCACCGCCAATTGAGGCAGTGCGCTTGCGCCTCTCCATCTCCAAATATTACGCACATTTGTCAATGTTACTTCGCTGCCGTTCGCCTCCGTGATGTGTCCAAAATACACACCGGCTCTGTCGCACCTTACGATATAGTAGGTTTCGTGGTTGATTTTCATGGTTTTTCTCCTTCTTATTTTTAATTAATTTTCATATAACTCCGGTCTGCTACTGAAGCAGAAATAAGTCGTTGACCCCAGCGTCTCATCATATATCGCTTTGTACACGCCCGACCCTTGCTTACCCTCGGACTGGAACACCACGCTTTCGGGGGCAACGCTGCCGTGCTCCAGCACATATAATGCGCTTTCAACGCACCATAACCAAGGCGTGACGCCGTTAATGTAATCGCCCCAATACTGCCCGGGCTGCTCCAGCACCTCTTTGATCGTGTTGGGGAACTCCGGCGATGCCACACGGTTAATTGCAACCGATGCAACCAATCGCCTGTGCTCCTCTGTCAGCCATGAGCATCCGGCTTCAAGGTGTACTATCTTTGATAGCAAATCAAGCTCGTCTATGTCTATCTTCACAGCGTCAAGCTCCATTGCATCTATCTTCTCGTTGCGCTGTTCATTGAGGCTTTTTGCCTTATCTATATCGCCCTCGCTTATTGCCGCAACTATCTGCTCCATGTAGTCGGGGCTGTATGTATCTGCGTTTACTGCGCCAGTCAAGAGCGTACTTGCAATTATTATTGGCAGCAGTATTATTTGTAGTTTAATCATGCGTTGCCCTTCCTAACTACAGGTATATTCTCAAGCCACGCCGCCTGAATTTCGCTCCGCATCCCCTCGGATGGTTCGCCATATACCCAAACTTCGTCGCACAATCCAAGCAGTTCTAGCCCCATTTTCAAGCCTATATCACGCTCCGCAGGAATTGTATCATCCAGAAACTGTGTCAGATAGACGTGCGGGGCTATGGGTATGCACCCAACCTTGGCGGCTTCCATGCAATATGAGCAAGCTCGCTTGATGTTGCTTTGTATATCGCCCCTCAACGGGCTGCAAATGTATACTCGTTTCATAGTACCTCCTTAAATAAACTTGTCTGCGCTCGCTCAAAGATTTTTTGCTCAAGCATATATCCGTCAATCCCACACTGCATATCGGCGAGCATATTCTCTTTGGCAAGCGTAAACGCTTCTTTTGACACTTCAAATCCGTAACTATGCCGCCCTAATTCGTATGCCGCACGCAAGGTTGATCCAGAACCGGCACAAGGGTCAATCACAACGTCACCCAAATCTGTGAATATATCTATTAAACGTTTAAGCAAATTTACAGGCTTCTGAGTGGGATGGATTTTCGGAACGTCACTATCCCGCCTATATTCGAACCAATTTAATATCATTTTCCCGTTGTTCCGAAACTTCGGTAACTTGTCCCGATAAAGAACAAGCGCATATTCTGTTGCCCCAACTATCTTCATGTTGGCTTTAAGCACCTGCGGCGACGTGTTTTTTATAAAAACCAGCGGCATATAGCCTTTAAACCCGTGCTTCTCACCGTATTCAATGATTTTCGGTTGCTGCTGAAATGAGCAGAATATAATCATACATGGGGCGGCATTGGTTTCTTTAGGCTCTGGTTTAAGGAGCTTATGGCAAAAATGAAAATATTCGGCAATATTAAAATTCTTGTCAGTTGAGAAAAATTGAGCGTTAGCCTTTTTGCTTTCGCCGTTTTTATTGTTGCCGTCTATGTACCACTCCGGACTTGAGGCATAAGCTGCATTGCCTAAATTGTAGGGTATGTCCGCAATAACGAGCTGCGCCTTGGGTATATTGTAGCTTTTGTAGTTTTGAAAGTTATCGTGGTATAGTTCGCACTTTGTCATGTCTACCTCCTGTTTACCGTTCATCCTCGCCCTCAAGGTATCCCAAAATGCACTCAATCGCCTCATCCGCACCGTTGCACACTTTGGCAAGCCATCCTTGTTGCGTTAAAGCTTCAAGCCATTCTTTTTGCTCTGGCGACGTCCTGCCCCCGTGCTTGCGTTTAAGCTCAATAGCAAGCGCATGATAGCCTTTTCGTGCAACAGGAAGTATCATGTCCGGGAATCCCTTTCGAACGCCCTCAGCCTTAAATCGCACGGCCTCCGGCATATTCCGAAGCCCTCCATTTGGCACATGGACAAGCAAGGCTAATTCCGGATATTTGCGCTCCATCATCTGCGCCCATGCAAATAGAGCCTGTTGCTCTTCGCTTTCAAGAGGGCACGCACGTTTCTTTGCGGCTGCGCTGTGGTTCTTTGGTAAATTCATTTTGCGATACTCTGCTACTGTCATGTGCTGCTTCATCCTTCCACCGCCCTTATAGTCTATCTGCTTCATGCGTCTCAAGCTTATCCACCAGTTCATTGCGTCGGCTGTTCCATTCGCTTTCTGCGAGATGCTCCTGCTTTGGAAGGGCAAGTTTTTCAGACATAGATTCCGCAAGAGCCTTTACAGACGGTGGCAGAGCGGCATATTCTCGATCATTTTGCACTTTAGCCCGGTATGACCGCATGAAATTTGATTGAATCACGGTCTCAACGCTATCAATCGACACTAATGCCCATTCCCGGAGTGTGTTATGGCTTCCAAGTATCCGCTGTATGACCAGAGGCAATTTTCCATATTCATGCTTGCTGCCATATGTACCATTGCTTATGGCCTTTCTCACAAGCTGCCATGCCTCCATTTCGGTCATTTCCTGCGGGAAGGTTATTTGCCTTAGTTTGGCCTTGATAGTCCCAATTAACGGAGGATACCCTTTTTCATCGGTGGCTATGAACGCCTTTACTGCCGCTGCAACAAGCGCAAAATCATCATCAGCGAACATTACCGCCCAAAGCTTTGAGGCTGTGTATCGTTCATCCTCATTCTGATTTTTGTAAAACAGCGGATATGCCGTTACAAGAATGTCCATGATTTCGCCCGTTTCCTGTATTGTCATGTTGCGTCCGCCTTTCCTGCCCGCTCAGCGATTATTTCCGAAAAGCTCTTTTTGCTATTGCCCATTGATGGCATCTGCTTACGTTGCTTTGATTCTTCAAATTTAGCGATTTCCCGCTTGGCGTCCGCAATCGTTTTTACACCGGATTGCTTCCAGCCCCGCAAAATCGTACTGACATATTTCCAGTTGCTCGGACTGACATCACGAGCGATTGTTTCGTCAATAGCCCGAATAACAACGTCAGCAGACATAGTCTGTACGTATTCCGGCAGTTCCTCTTTGGCTAATCCCCCCGGAAATCCCCCAATTTTATCCATGTAGTAGGATATAGCCTTTCCCAATTCAGGGTCGTGCGCGCTATTATCTTCATCTTCTTTTGGATTGGATTGGATTGGATTGGATTGGATTACGGGGACATTTGACGGCACTTGACGGCAGATGTCCGCGGGTGACGGAAATTTACTTTTTTTCGCCCGGATACGCTGATGCTTTTCCCATGTGACAACATGAAGGAACGGTCTCCCATCTACTTTATAGAGTTCAACCAAACCTACAGACGCCAATTTGTTAAGAGCATTAGCCATATCTTTGTGCGTTTTTGATTCCATCAGAGGAAATAAGCGACCTTTAAGTACCGCCGGTCTTGCATCAAATCTGCCATAATCATCACAATTTACCGTGAGCCTATGCCAAAACCGTTCTTCAAAATCCGTAAGCTCATTTAGCGTTTCGCTTATGCAAATGGATTCCTTAATAATTCTATCTGGCATTGCGTCACCGCCTTATGTTTTTCCGTTAAATTCAATAAACCATATCCATTTACCCGTGTCTTTCCCATAGGGCGTTTTCTATCGACTGTCACTTGATAGCCCGCCTTTATAAGTAGCTTTGCAAGCTCTGGGCGATCATTCTCGGACAAAGAGCCTTGCCTTTGATCACAAATTTCCATGAGAACCTCCTAGTTTTCTTTTCTGTATATCAATTTGCTTTCATCCCAGTCTGGATATTTCTCTTTAAAATACATGCGCAATTCTTTTTTTAATTCAGTTCGTTTATTTGTTTGATCATAGTCTCTATGGCACTCCCGGCAAGCCGTAAAGATGTTTTCCTCTATACCTAATCCTCCTTGACTGCGGGGAATAAAATGGGCTTCCGGGCGGGCATTGGGGCTGCCGCACAATACGCAGCAAGGCCAACCGTCTATGCTGTCACGAGCTGCAACCAATGATCGAACGCTAGGAGATATCGCTAGGGCTTTAGTCCGTTTTTTCATTCCAAGCCTCCTTAATCAATGATAATTCCCTCTCGGTTAGGGTTTCTATATCCAGACTTTTAGCATCCTGCACAAGCCTGTCAATGAGAGAAGCCATTTGCTTCTTGTTGTAGACGCTTGAACCGTGGTAAGCAAACACAAGTTTGTAGCCGGGTATTTTTGAATCGTCTACCGCCTCTGCAAACCAGCCGATACCACGCCCTGACCAAATCCGCATGAACTCATCTAGAGCGTCCCCACGAATGGGAAAGGCAGTGTATTCATTGCCCTCTTTTATACTATTGCGATAGACTTCCTCTTTTGGAATTTTTAAAACCTCTGATATTTTTGTACAGAGCATCCAACAATAAGCGTTTGCATCATTGGTGCGTTTTCCCTGAGATTTAACAATTTTATAATTTCCGGACTTAAACTTATAAGGAAGTTTTCGCGCTTCCGGGTCTTTTGTGGTTAAAATTAAAGTTCCGTTTTTATACTCAGCTTGTGTTATTTGCATGATTCAGCCCACTTTCTAAAATTACCGGTCTCCAAGTCTTCCAGCAAATACAGCAGTTCGCACCATACCAAGTTAAGGCGCTCGTCGGAAATTCAGGGGCAAGAAGCCGTATCTGCATCTTGCTAATCGGACGCTCCTGCGGTGTTTCTTGCTCTCCTAACCACAGCATACCCGCCTCCACACACTCGCCGAATGAGCCGCTTGCGGATTCTCTGATGCTCATTTTATCGCCCACGAACGCCTTATAATCATCGCCGCCACTCACTATCAAGCAGTCGCGCTTTACGCCGCAAGCGACAAACACAATGCCAAAGTCAACATCATTCACGGTCTCAAACCCTTTCGGGGTATGGTATGGAGTGTGCTCTGTTGCCGCAAGCATTTCGTATTCAGCAGTTGTTTTTTCCTCTCTTGGGCGAAAGATATCTTCCTCGGCAAGCCGTTTACCTTTTGGATTTTTAGTGATGCCATCGAGGTCAACACCGGTCTCTACTCCCTGCGGGTACAGCTCGATGTTGCCGCCGAAGTCAAGGACGGTACAGGTCGTTTTGCCATCTGCCGTGCGAAGCCCGCGCCCCACCTTTTGAACCCATTGCCCATGCGTGCCGTTAGTATCAAAATCTACCACGTTGCGCAGGGGCGGGAAGTCATAGCCCTCTGTACAAATATCGACGTTTATAAGCTCCTCGGCATCGCCGTTCTCAAACCGTTCAAGCTCACTCTTGCGCGTCATATCATCAAGCCCCAAGGATAAATATGCTGGGCTCCTGCCCCTGGCTTTCAAGATATCGTAAATGGCTATGCAGAACTCATGTGATGGCGTGAATATTATAGCTTTGCCGGGTTCTTTCTCTCTTAGATAATCGTCACATAATTGAGCAAGGAGTGCCCTGCCATCTATATCCATCTTGCAGTTTCTGGACAAATGCCCCTTTTCGTTGCCCTTGTCCGTTATGAACACCGGGGTTAAATCAACAAAGCGTGGGCGCACAAGATAATGGCTGGCAATCAGAAATTTAGTCGTGATTTGGCAGAAGTTATCAAACAAGTGTATGAGCGGTAATTTGTCGCCTCTGTTTGGAGTTGCTGTAACGCCAAACAATGCGGCATTCGGCTTACCTTTTTTGTTCCAATTGATGATAGTCTCATAAGTTGTCGCGGCACTATGATGACATTCATCGCATACAATTAAATCAAAATAACTTCCTGCCCTTTCAAATTCATCCAGCAAACCGACAACCGTTTGCACCATGCCGAAATGAACGTTACCATGTAGACTTTTGCGGGTTGCGGTGATTTCGCTCGTGGGAATTTCAGGGCATACTCTTGAAAATTTGCTGTGATTCTGTCCGTGAATTTCTGTGCGATGGACGAGGACGAGAACGTGCGGCTTGCGTTTGTTCGTGGCGTAGAAGCCGTTGAAAAACCGCCCTATTACAGCCGCCAGCATGATTGTTTTGCCCGCGCCGGTTGCTGCGACTATGAGTGAGTTTCCCCGCTCACATAGCATTGTAACGGCGTTCTGTACGGCGTTCTCTTGGTAGGGATAAAGCTTAAATTTCCCCATCGGCTACTCCTTTGGCGGCTTAATCAGAAACGCCCCGCTTGCAGAAAAGCTCGCCCTTGTGCCATCCGAAGAAAGAAATTGGCTTGCGTTGAATTTTTTCGCGGTTTCGATTATGCCCTGCAATACAGCTTTTCTCCTAGCCTCTGCCGCTTCGCTTTCATCTTTGGCTTTTATGTACTCAGCAAGCTCAAAATCAAGCGTTAAATCCTTGTTGTAAAACGTATTGATTCTTATGCTATCAATGATATTGCGCTGGCTGTCGTGCTCAATGAACGGAGTGGGTTCGCGGTGGTTATCAACGTCTGCGAAAAACCGTTCGAGGCACGTCTTGATTAGCATGGCAAGGGATTCATTGTTCTGGAAATACAAATGTGTAACCGCCATTTTGTCTTGGAGATATTCGCGTAATTTCTTTTTGTTGGTTGACATTTGAGTTATCTTGCCGCGCTCAAAAATAGTGTCTTCTTCAAGCTTCATGATTTGCAAGATATAAAAGTCCGCTTTCGTCATGGTGATTTGGTATTGCGCCTGTATGATGTATTTTATCGGGAGTCCCTTTTTTAGTACCTGCGGCATGATTGATTTTTGCTCACAGACAAAATGCTTTCCGATTCCCACCATGCCATTTCCATAATCAAACGGCCTCACGTCAAGTTCTTCACTAATTCCGCTTATGTCAAGGCTTGCGATAAGCCTGTCGGAAGCATACACCTCGCCGGGCTTGAGTTTCGCTTGCCGTCCGTTCTGTAACACTGCGAGGCCGTAAGGCTCTACCGCATGACCGTACTCCGCAAGCTCCGGCTGGAGGATTTGACGCTGGCAAATGCCGTCGTCCTGCATCTTGTGATACAATGCCCATGCGGTGGTGTATGGCTTTTCTGCCCTTAAATCCTCGGCGTTGATACCGCAATTTTGAAGCTCATCATCAGAGGAATAATAGCGAACAATATCAAATACCTCACTGCTGCCTATTCGCGAAGCTCTCGCCGCTTCCCATGCCAAAGTTCCTTGTTTTAACTTGGTTTTATTCATTGGCTTGTCCTCATTTCATCTGATTGCATTCAAAGCATTTCACCGAGTATGTCGGATGTTCGGCATAATACGCTTTTGATTTTGCGCTCGTGATTTCTTTTCCGCATATAGAGCAATGTAGTGCAGCGTCAGGTTGTGTTTGTTCTGGAGTTTCATTCTGGTCTGGAGTTTCAAACATCGGTTGAATTATAGGGTATAGGGTTTTGCGAACTTTGATATTGGCGATGCTTGCATAATAGGCATTGATTACATCTTGAGCGTTTTCGCCATCGAACATTTCCATGATTTCATTTGCCGTATCCGTTGCCAATTTGGGGTTCGCCGCCCATAGCTCCCTAACCTCTCGCGCCTCATCTTTTTGCGATTCGGTGAGATTGTCCAAGTCTACATTAATTACATCAAGCGGGATTTCTATAACCGGCTCCGGTAGTTGCTCCTGATGGATAGTCTCGTTATCAAAGGCGTAGATAGTGGCGGTCAAGTCGGGTAAGATTTCACGAACACGCTTCAGCGCCTTTCTGATGATGGTTTTCTCAACCATGTCTCGCGTCCACTTCACCCAAAAGCTATCTGGGTTGATTTCGTTTGTTACAATTTTTTGCTTCGCGATGCTGCCGTTACTGCGTTTTACAGGCTTCCCGTCAGGATAAGTTTTATCTACCCATTTCGTATGATAGATACCGTTGTCGCTTGCGGACTGAACCGCCAAAACCTCATTTGCCGACATCTCACACACAACCATGATGTTTCTCTTTTGGTGGATATCAAAAATACTCAGCCGGCAAAGGAATGAATCGAAATAGCCCCCGACAAGTCGCTCGGCTGTAATTTTGCGATCCGTGTTCCTTCGGGTATCTTCAAGCGTGTACACTATGGCGCTGTCTGCGAAGTTTTCCTTGAAGTAGACACCTCCGGCGTCCTCAGTCGGCACGGCAATTATAGTGTCCGTTATTTGATAACCCTTGCGAGCCGCTGCACGGTAGAACGCATCCACTCTTGCCGAAAGGGTGATTGTTTGTCCACGCTTGACGGCGTCTATCTTGTCATAGTCCTCGGGGACAATTCCGCCATGAATCAAGGTTTGCAGATTTGCCATGAATACATTTGCCGCCGTCAATGCGTCTTGTTCTGTTTTGATGTCCAACGTGTTTAACGCCGCTATCATTTTTACCGCAAAAGGTATACAGCTGCATTTGTAGCCGATTTCCTTTTTCATCATGCCAAAAAGCTGATCCGGGCTGCTTTTCATCTGCGAATAAACGCTTAATGCCTGTGCCATTCTAGACTCCCTCCTTTACCCAGTTTCCCGAAAAATACCAATCAACGAATGCAGATTTCGCCTCATCCGTCAAGGGAGTGTGCCTCTCAAACGAAAGCCCGCAATGATACGATGCATATGCAAGCGCATCATCCTCGCTGATTTCAATGCCTGTGTTTTCATTTATGCCTATATACATACTTGACAATCCTTTCTGTTCGGTGATATAATTATCGTAGATTTATTTTCTTTGCGCCCTTCTGACGATGCACCGTCGAGGGCGCTTTTTTTACGCCACATCCAACGCCCTGAGTACCAACATCACAAATGCTGCGAGTAGATACACTGCGTTGCAGAGCATTGTAAAGATGATGAGGTCCTCTATATGCCGCACTATCTTGCGGCGTTGTTTTGCTTTTGGGGTCATAGCGTTGCCTCCTTCAATCTATCTTACAAACGTATGTAATAGCATCGGGGCACTCATTCATCACAATGCACCACCGGTTATTTCTTTCTATATTGCCGCTTTCATCTGCGTAACAATAATTGCCGTATTCGCTCGACCAATCATTATTGAATATTTTGTAGCCGACAGCGAGGGGTTTCTTTCCGGCAATGTCCGCTTCTGTAAGTCTGAATGTTCCCATTGACAAATCTCCTTTTATGGGCTTATAATAACCTTAGTATTTTTGGTTTGCGGTTATCGTCTGCGTGGGCGATAGCCGCGTTTTTAATGTACTCCTTGATTGCGTATTCAACAGCCTGTTGGTCGGTGGTGTGTCCGTATGCCTCTTTTGCGGCGTTAAACTCGGCTCTGTCGCGTTCTAACAGTCTAAAGGTATACTTGCATGGTCTTGCCCTGTTCTCTGTCTTGCCGCCCATGTGACGCGCTAGTTCGGGGGCAAGCGTCAAGCCGTAAGCGGGGTTGCTTGCCATGCAGTGGGCTTGCTTGTTATATTTGGGCGCGACTGGATTTGCTTTGGTGATAAATTCTTTCGTGGATATGCCGTGTTCTGTGCAATATGCTTTAGGGTTCATGGCTTGTCCTCCTCGTGTTAATAAAAAGCTTTGCCTTTGCCAGGCGGGGCACTGCTTTGCCTTGCTACGCCTTTGCCAAGCTAGGCATTGCCCTTGCTAAGCGTCAAGCTCTTCCCACGCGAACCGCCCCTTGCCGGAGTTGCGCCACTGCCCGATACCGCGCATAACGCCGTAATCAAGCCATTCGCGCAAGGCTTTTTCGTGCGCATCGTCGTATAGCGTAACGCTAAATTCTATGTACGTCCCGGCGGAGGCTTCTTCACTGATTGATAATGCCACACGCTCCCCTTGCGCCGTTTGTGCACGTAACGGTCTTTGGCAAATGCCTATACCCTCTGATAGGTTAAGGGGGATAGCGCGGGGTTCAGCGAAGACTAGTCCATCAATAATCTTTTTGTAAGCTTTTAGCTTGGCGCTTTCGCTGGTTTTGATTCTCGTCAGCATACCGCAAGCGTCCTTGAAAAAGCCTTTGATTTGATAATCGTACAGAAAGGGGTTCCCGTTTTCATCGCGCGGAAATATAGTCATGCCCTTTTCTATTACGCCCTCGGTTCCGATTGCCTCGACTTCATCTTCAATGGTGGTAGCGTCCGGCGCTTTCGTGCCGATATAGTCGCGATAGATGTCTTCGTTTCCGGGTGACGTGCCTAAGATTCCTTCGATGAATGTAATGCGTAAATTGATTTTTTTCATTGGTTACCTCCGTTTGTAATTTTTTCGCTTGCAAAGCTATGTTATGCATCTCCTTGCCTTTGCACCGCTTGGCCTTGCTCTGCCTTTGCCCGGTTCTGCAGCGGGGTGCTCTGCCTTCGCTACTCTGTGAATTGCCGTGCATCTCCTTGCCTTTGCTGTATAACGCAACGCCTTGCTCTGCCTTTGCCTTGCCAAGCGTAGCGCAGCTGCGCCTTTGCAGCTCCTCGCCCGGCATAGTTTTGCCTTTGCTGCGTCATGCGCCTCTTGACGTGTTATCAATCGGCGATATGCGGTCTGTCAGCATAACTTCGGCGAGGTCATAGGCATTAACCATTTTTTTCGTCCCGTGCGGCTTT